ATTGCCGCCCTCCGTCCGGATCGAGGCGACGGCGACGCCGTAGTCGTTATCCCGCTCGATTTCGAGCTCGTCGTCGTGAGCGTCGGTCAAGCGGAAAGTCGGGAACTCTGCCACTAGCGGGCCTTTCGGTAGTCGGTGCGTGTAAACGGGCGGTGAATGAGGAAGGGGCGGTGTCCGCTTTCGGCCAGGCCGAGGGCGCGCTCCGCGTGCTCCAGCTTGCGGAAGGCGTACTTCCGCGCCAGCTTGTGATCCAGGAGCCAGAAGACGAAGCCGTCGTCGGACTTGCGGATCTCGTAACGCGGAAGGGCCGGGGCCGCCTGGGCGAAGGCGCGCTCCTCGAAGTACGCCTTCGCCCATGCCAGGAAGCGGGCGATCACTTCGCCGCCTCCCGAGCGGCCAGCTTGCGGGCGGCCTTCGCGACCTGGAGCCAGGCTTCGCGGGCCTCCGGAGGCTCGATCTCGCCGAAGGACTTACGCGGGGTGTAGCCCAGGACGTTACGGCGGGCGTTAGCGAGCTCCAGGGCCTCGCCTTCGAGCTTCACGCGACGCTCCTCGCGGGCCTGGATGCTCGCCAGGGCGGCGGCGGCAGACTCGACGGCGTTACCGTGAGCGTCCGGATTGTGTCCGGCCGAGATCAGGATCGCCAGGGCGACGCGAGGGGCCTCTTCCTTCGAGACGAAGACGCCGATCGAGCCGGTGCCGGTCGTCGTCATGTTCACGAGGGAGCCTTCAGCGCCGCGAGCGATCCCGAGCTCCGGAGAGGAGGAGATCTTCAGGGCGTCGCCGTCGGCGTCGGTCGCGGTGTAGGGCAGGGAGAAGGAGGGGACGGGAGTAGTCATTTGCGGGATCTCTTTCGTTTGGAAGTGTTCAGGGTCAAGTCCGGAGGCGCCCAGGAGGCGGCCCTCGTCGTCGAAGACGAGGCGCGCGTCCAGGGCCGCGCCGACGGCTTCGGCCATGCGGCGGAAGTGCTCGTCGAGCGCGGCCTCCGGGAAGCTAGTCGTCGAGCTCACGGCCGCAAGCGTCGACCGGATCGTCGTCGTCGCCCCAGGGGACGAAGAAGGGGATCACGACCGGCGAGGACGAGCTCTTATGCGGCTTCGCGGGCCTCGCGGGCTTCGGCGGCGTGTACTTCGGCGCGGACGGGGCGAAGCGCGGCGCCGCTGGGCGGGGCGCCGGAGCGGGGCGAGGGGCGACCGGCATAGGCACGAAGCCAGCCGTCACGGTCGACGCGGACGCCGGAGCCACGGCCTCGCACGAGGGCGGCTCGCCGTTATTGCAAGCCGTCAGCGTCGCGGCCAGGGCCAGGACGCCGACGGCGGAGAGGAGGCGCTTCATTTGCGGCCTTTCGAGAAGTAGGGGAAGAGGGCGGTAAGGAGGATTCGGAAGGCTTCGATCACGAAGGGGCTCACTCGAAGATCACGTCCTCGACGTCGGCGGGATGCACGACGGCGGGGCGGCCCCGTCCTCCGGAGCGGATCGTGAAGAGATCCGGGTCCGTCGCGTGGCGGTGAACGGTGCCGGTGAAGATCCGGCCGTCGTCCTTCGCGACCGTCACGACGCGGGCCTCGTCAGCGGCGCGGGCCAGGTAGTCGGCGGGGCTCACTTCGCGACCTCCTCGTCGACGCGGAGGGCGAGGGCCTCGTCGCGGTGGAACTCCGCGAGGACGAGGCCGTGAGGGTCGCGGACCTCGTAGTTATCGGCGTCGGAGGTAGTCAGCACGCCGGAGACGATCCGGCCGGTCTTCAGCGTCACGGTCACGATCTCGCCCCGGAAGTCGCTGAGGACTTCGCTCATAGGATCGGCGGCGGAGTCGATGAAGACGCGGGTCACGCGGGCGCGGCGGCTCACTGGGCGGCCTCCTCTTCGGAAGCGGGCGACGCGGGGGCCTTGCGGGTCCGGCGCTTCGTGGCGGGCTTCGGGGCGGGCTCTTCGGCGGGCTTCGGGACCGTCTGGAGCGTCACGGCCGGGTCCGTCGTCACGACCAGGCGGGACGAGGCGAGCGACTGGAGCTCTTCAGGCGAGAGCTCCAGGGATTCCGGGACGTGGAGGATAGCCGGGGCGGCGTAGGCCACGAGGGCGAGCGTCGCGTGGACCTGGGCTTCGGCCAGGATCACGGAGCGGGCCGGGGAGGCGATTCCCTTTGTGCGGGACTCGTCCAGGAGGTTAGCGGCGGCTTCCGCGTGCTCCTGGGCGGTAAGTTGGCGGGCCATTGTGAGGGGCTCCTTCTCTGTCGATTTATTCGGACAGAGGAGGAGAGGGCCGGAGGCCGGGGTCCTGCTCACGAGGAGCGGAAATAAAAATACCGGCCCTCCGAAGAGGGCCGGTATCTAGTGGGATCGCTCCAGGTAGGAGGCAAGGGCTCGTAGAGTCTCAGGTGAATCCCGGGCGTGCCCTAGTGCGGAGTTGCACTGGCTACAAAGGAAGCCCCGGATGCACTGGCCGCAGGATTGCTTACCAGGGCAACAAGTATGGTCATGGTCGACCTTCGCGTCGGCTATATCGACGAAAGGCTCCGCGCAGACCTCGCACTTCCAGCCAATACGCTTCAGGGCGGCGGACTTCTCACTGGGGAGTAGTCCGTGGCTCCTTACGCGGTCGCGGTTAGCGTGGTAATACCTCCGCGCGTAATCTCGACGGGCGGCCGCGTAGGCGGGGCTATCTCGACATTCAGCGTGTACGACGGGCGGGCGGCCTCGCTGGCCGGGGGCCCTGGGCGGGAGAGGGCGGTTGCAGAGTGTGCATAGAGGAGTCATGCACGAGGAGAGGGCCGGAGGCCGGGGTCCTGCTCACGGTGACGGAATGACGGAACTAGCGTCACTTCCCCTTCTTTGTTAGAGAAGAAGAAACCTAGAGCCCCCAATACAGAGTGACGTAAGTTTCGTCATTCCGTCACTCATAGAGGCACGAAGAGGACCTAGCAGGCCGTGTAAACGTCGCCTCCGGCGTCGCTCCCGGCGCCTCCGGCGTCAGAAGTCGATCGGATCGTCCCAGCGGATCGCGACGCGCGCCGGATCGAACTTCTTACCGTGGACCGCGCGCATAGAGATTTCTACCTGGAGAATGTCCTTCTCCAGGAGGGCGCGCCTCTTGTCCAGGTCCTCCGTAGCCTCCCAGGCTTCCCGGCGCGTCCGGCCGGTCTTCCGGACCTCGACGGAGACGGAGGAGGGGATCTCGCGGAGCTCCGCGCGCCGGGCCTTCAGGGCCTCCAGGCGCCGGAAGAGGGCGGGGACGTCCGCGTCGTCGGCCATGAGAGCGGCGGAGGCTTCCTGGAGCGCGGCCTCGACGTCGGCCAGGGCGCCGGACGTCCCGGCGTCGCTCACGACCTCGACCTCCTCGACCTCCGGCCAGTCGCCGACGACGCCCAGGAAACGCTCCGTAACGAAGTCGTCGAGGCCGGTCGCCGTAATGCGGGGCTGGGGGCACTCGCCGCCGTAAGCGTTCGCGGGACAGCCATAGATCGGATACCCACCAGAGGTCCGGACGTAGCACTTCCGGCCACAGTGGGCACAGAAGACCAGGCCGGAGAGGAGGCGGGCCGCGCGGACTCGCCGGGGCTTGCCGGTCGGCGTATTCGGCGAGCCCAGCCGGGCGCGGAGGCGGGTCACGGTCGCGAGATCCAGGACGGGCTCCCAGACTTGCTCCGGGAGGCCGTGAGAGTCCGTGATCGCGGCGCCCTTGTGCGTCACGCGGCCGAGAAGGTGGTCGCCAGTCAGCACGACGCGGAGAGTCGTCGCCTTCCAGCGGCCCCGATCCAGGTCGTCCAGGTCGCGGCCTTCGGCGGCGGCCTTACGGTAGGCGGAGCGCGTCGTCGGGACGCCTCTCTTATTGAGCTCGACGGCCAGGCGGGCGACGCTCTCGCCGTCCAGGACGCGATCGGCGAGCTCCCGGAGGATCGCGGCCTCGTGGGGAGCGGGCTCCAGGATGCGGCCGGGGCCGTCCGGAGCCGGGGCCGTCCGGTAGCCGAAGGGGACGACGCCGCCAGAGTAGCGGCGGGACTTCTTCAGCGTCGAGATAGAGGAGCGGACGCGGGCGGCCGTATTGTCAGCTTCCATCCTGGCGACTTCGGCCAGGACGGAGGCAATGATCCGCCAGGCGGGTTGATCGGAGCTCAGGCCGTCGCGGAGGGCGACGAAGCGGGCGGCCGGGACGGCGTCCAGGGTATCGACGAGCGAGGCGACGGCGGAGAGGCCCTGGCGGCTCCAGCGGTCGAACTTCCAGACGGCCAGGACGTCGGCCTCGCCCTCCTGGAGCATCCGGAGGGCCTCCTGGGCGTTGGCCCTGGACTTCCGGCCGGAGATCCCGTCGTCCGCCAGAGTGGCGGCGAGCTCCCAGCCTTCGCGGGCGGCGTGCTCGCGGAGGTCCGCCTCCTGGCGAGCGATCGAGGTCGAGGCGTCGTCAGACGAGCTCAGACGGAGATAGAGGACGGCGCGGGGCGCGGTCTTTCGGGCAGATACCATAGCGTAAGACTCCTTTCGTGAGAGAGCTTAGCGCAAAAGGTGAAGTCCGGCCCGCCGGACTAGACCTATTGACACTACTAGGCGGCCCTCCAGGGCACGAAAAAGCCCCCAGGCAAGAGCCAGGGGGCTTTTCGTTTAGGAGTCGCCCAGGAGGGCAGTGTGAGCGGCGAGCTTGCTCGCGAGGGCGTCCAGGGAGTCAGCGCGGAAGACGATCTCCGCGACGGGGAGGACGTCACGCGACGGCGACGGCGGGGGCGACGAGTGGCGCCGGTCGACCGCGAGGCCATTCTCAGCGAAGACGACCTCCTCGACGACGAGGCGGGCGGTGAAGTGATTCTTCCGGGCGGCCATTAGGAGAGGTCCTTCCGGTAGTCGCCGAGGAGCGCGTGAACGCCCAGGCCGACGCGCGTCGCGTTAGCGGCGTCGGTCGCGAGCTCGACGATCTGGGGGAGCGGCTCGCCTTCCTTATTGACGCGGCCGGAGCGCGCGGCGAGCATCTGAGAGCCCAGGAGGCGCGGCCCCCGGACCTCGACGCGGACGAAGCCTTCGAGGTCGACCTTCACGCGGTAGAAGAGTTTTCCTGGGAGCTCCGGGGCTCCTGCCTCGACGAGGTCCTTATACGAGATAACGGCCATTGTGGCGGCTCCTTTCGGTTAGTGGTGCCAGAGGAGAGGGCCAGGAGCTCGCGGCTTGCTCACGGCAATAAAAAAGCCCCTCCCGGAGGAGGGGCTTCGAGGGACTAGCGGCGGCGCCAGGGCTGGACGACCAGGCGCCAGGACTCGACGCCGGTAAGGACGACGGCGGAGAGGAGGAGAGCGGCCACGAGGGCTCCTTTCGAGGATCAGGGGAGGGAGGGAGGCGCCCAGGCCGGACGCCTCCCGGAGAGCGCCTTACGCTTCGATCATGCGCTCTTCGTGGCAAGGGCAGATAGGGGCGCCGAACTCTTCGAGCCACTGGCGCGTCATGCGGGCCTTGTAGCCGGAGCCCTCCGCGCACTCGACCTTCATCATGCGCGTCGTCTGCTTCTTCGGGCCGTCGGCGCCAGCGGCCCCGGAGGCGATCGCCGCGTGAGGGTACTCGCCGAGCTCCTCCGCGATCGCTTCGAGCTTCGCCTTCAGGTCGTCGCCCGCGACGGTCGCCGTCATTTTGCCAGTGAGGCCGATCGCCTTCGCGATCTTCGCGAAGCGGCCCTTGTGTCCGCTCTCGCAATCGTCGATCGCGTGAATGAGCTCGTGGGCCAGGACGTCCAGGACGCGGACGGCGTCGTCCAGGACTGGCGAGATAAAGACCTGGGAGACCTTGTCGGCGGCGACCTTCGTGCTCCAGCACTGGCCGATCACGCTATTCTTGCGGCCGTTCCCGCCCGGCCAGCCGACGGAGACGCGGACGGCGGGGATCTCCTGGGCGGTGGCCTCGAAGATCGGGGCGAGGGCCTCGACGGCGGCGACGAGCCATTCTTCGCGAGTCTGGAACTTTGCGGTCATGATCGGGATCCTTTCGGAGGGGGTCGGCTTTGCTTGTGTAAACAGTCTAAGCCACGAAAGACGACTTACGCAAGTCGCGCGCCGAAACGGAATAGGCGGCGCGAAAGAGGTCCTTGTGAAGGTTGCGGACTTCAGCATTGAAGGCGCCCGCCTGGGCGACGCTCCAGGCGCGGCCGGGCCAGTGGCGGCGGAGCGTCTCCGGGTCGACGCGCTCCGTCCTGGCGATCTCATTGAAGGGCCAGCCGTCGGCGACGCGCTCCGAGATCCTGGCCTTCCGCTCCGGCGTCAGGAAGTGCTCGCGCGTGAGGCCGAGCTCCTTCCGGACGCGGGAGACGGTCGCGCGGTTCACGCCGAAGTGCTCCGCGAGGGCCTGGATCGTCCAGCCCTGGCCGTCCAGGCGCCGGAACTCCTCCCGGTCGACCTTCGGCCGGGCGCCGGCCTCCGGGGAGCGCCTGGGGGCGTCCAGGGCCAGGCCGAGCTCGCGCCGGTAGCGCGTCACGACG